ATGGAAAGAATAAAGATTTACAATGAAGAATCTTTTAATTATGAAATTGTTACAATTAACATGAGAAAATAGTTATGCTTGAAGATGATTTTATCGCTGTATTAAAATTAAGAACTGGTGAAGAAGTAATCTCATCCGTCTGCGCTTGTCCTGAAGATGATGATATCATTCTTCTACTTGACAATCCAATCGTAATGAAAGAGAATGATACTCCAATAGGAACCATTGTTCGTGTAGAACCTTGGATTAAATATACTGGAGAGACCATGTTCTTTCTTTCAATGGATGAAGTCGTTACTATGACTGAATTATCTGATGAAAGAATTATCTCTGTATATGATCAATATGTTAAAGAGTCTCAATATGGTACAGGTAAAATAAAACCCACCAAAGAGATGGGTTACATATCTAAGATAGATGACTTTAGAAAAGATCTAGAGAAGTTATATAAGTCTTCTAATTAACTATGAATTATTAATATATTATTTTTATCAACCCTGACAGAGTTATTATAGCAGCATTCGGGGGTCTTGTCAAGTCCCCCTTTTTATGCTAGAATGGGAACAACTAAAATGGTATCATGGCAAAGCGAAGAGCAAAATCAGAACACTATGTCAACAACAAGGATTTCCTTCATGCCTTGACGGAATTCAAGCAGCAGGTCAACAAATGTAAAGAACGTGGAGATCCAAGACCACGTATCCCACATTACATTGGTGAGTGTTTTCTTAAGATTGCAACACACCTATCATATAAACCAAATTTTGTCAACTACATGTTCCGTGAGGACATGATTTGTGATGGTGTGGAGAATTGTGTACAGTATATTGACAACTTCGATATTAACCGTGGAAACCCATTTGCATATTTTACCCAGATCATTTACTACGCATTTCTTCGTAGAATTGAAAAGGAAAAGAGGCAACTTGATATTAAGTCTAAAATTTTAGAGCAATCTGGATTTGATGAAGTATTTGTTTCTGATGGAAACATTCTTGATGGAAGTGATTCTGACTATAATACGATTAAGAGTAATGTACACCAAAAGATGTCTTATAGCTGATGAAAGTCGCAATTATTACAGACCAGCACTTCGGTGTTAAGAAGGGCAGCAAAATTTATCACGACTACTTTCAACGGTTTTATGATGAAATATTTTTTCCAACTCTAGAGGAAGAAAATATTTCTGCTGTTATTGACATGGGAGATACATTTGATAACCGAAAGGTTATTGATCTTCTGAGTTTGGATTGGGCAAAGAAAGATTACTACGATAGGTTGGAGAGGATGAAAGTCCATGTTTGGACTGTCATTGGTAACCATACGGCATATTATAAGAATACAAATGAGTTTAATACTATTAACGTTGTCTTAAACAAATATGACAATGTAACTAAAATTTATGATCCTCTTGAAGTTGTTTTTGATGGTCTTCAAGTTTTGTTTGTTCCTTGGATTAATGAGGAAAACAAAGATTTGACGATGAGGATGATTAAATCATCAAAGGCAAAGGTTGCTATGGGGCATTTAGAGTTGACTGGATTCTCAATGTACCGTGGAATGGTCAATGATGAAGCTGGAATGGATCCAAATGTATTCAATAAATTTGATAAAGTTTTCTCTGGTCATTATCACACTAGATCTGATAACGGAAAGATTTTCTATCTTGGAAACCCATATCAATTGTATTGGAATGATGTAGATGATAAAAGAGGATTTCATATCTTTGATACCGAAACTTTACAACTTAAGACGATAAACAATCCTTTTGAATTATTTAAAAAAATTCACTACAATGATACAAATCATCAATTGTTTGATTACAGAACTTGTGTAGACAAATATGTAAAACTGATTGTTGAGAAAAAAACAAGTCAAGCAAAGTACAATAAGTTTGTTGACAAGCTCTTGACATCAGGTGCTCATGAGGTTAAGATCATTGAGAATATCATTGTAAATGACCTTAATGATGTCAACGTAGATCAAATTGAAGATACGGTATCCATGCTAAAAACTTATGTCGATGATGTTGACACTTCCCTAAGCAAGAAATCTGTTATGGCATACATAGAAGAGATCTACAGGGAGGCATGTGAGGTAGGGTGATGTATGTCATAGCCTTGAAGGATAATGTCAAAGATGGACTCTATGCAGTTGAAGATGAATTTGGAAACAAAATTCTTTATTTGTTTTCGGAAGAAGATGACGCTGAAAGATACGCTGGTCTTTTAGAGGCAGATGACTATCCCGAACTTGAAGTTATCGAAGTTGAAGAAAATGCAACAATAAAAACATGCGAAGCAAATAATTACACTTACACTATTATTGATTCCGACGATTTATTAATTCCTCCAGATTATCATGATACTGTTCAAGAAGATTAAGTGGAAAAACTTTTTAAGCACTGGCAATCAGCCAACAGAGATTAATTTTACCGAGCATGAAAATACTCTGATTATTGGTACTAACGGTGCTGGAAAGTCTACAGTGCTTGATGCATTGACATTTGTTCTTTTCAACAAACCATTTCGTAAAATCAATAAACCACAACTGGTCAATTCTCAAAACGATAAAGAATGTCTAGTTGAAATTGAATTTATTGTTGGTAATGTCGAATACAAAGTTATTCGTGGAATGAAGCCATCAATATTTGAAATTTATAAGAATGGTGAAAAGCTTCCTCAAAAAGCAGATTCTAAAGACGATCAAAGGCATTTAGAAGCAAACATCCTAAAACTGAATTACAAATCCTTTACACAGATTGTAGTTTTGGGTTCTAGTAGTTTTGTTCCTTTTATGCAACTTCCTGCTGCAGGAAGACGGGAAGTTATTGAAGATCTTCTTGACATTAAGATCTTCTCTTCTATGAATGATATTGTTAAGACTAAGATTAAAGATAGTAGAGATCAGATCAAAATTTTAGAACTAAAGGAAAGTTCTACTGAAGATAAGATCTCCATGCAAAAATCATTTATCAATCAACTTCAGAATCTTGGTCAAAAGGAGATTGATGAAAAGATTACAAAGATAACAGAACTTACAGATCAAATTACGTCTATATGTTCTCTTAATGATTCTAGACGAAACGAACTTGAGAACATTACACTTAACCTAGAAAATTTTTCAAACCCAACTGAAAAGCTTAGAAAGCTAGGAAACTTAAAAGGTAAGTTATCACAAAAAGTATCAATAATTACTAAAGAACATAAGTTCTTTACTGAGAATACGGTTTGCCCAACATGCACACAAAGTATTGATGAATCTTTTAGGTTAAATAGAATTACAGACGCTCAAAATAAAGCAAAGGAGTTGCAATCTGGATATAATGATCTGGAAACCGCAATTAAAGAGGAGGAAGAACGAGAGCGTCAATTTATTGCCCTATCAAAGGAGGTTACCTCCCTAACGCATGAAATTTCTCAAAACCATACTAAGATCTCTGGATATGAACAACAGATACGAGAATTACGATCTGAAATTCAAAGAACTACCGAACAACTTGAGAATCAAAATTTTGAGCATGACAAGCTAGAAGGTTACCAGAGAACTTTAGGTGAGATACAAAATAACCTCTCAAAGAATAAAGAGACGCTAGATTATTATGATTTCATCTATCTTCTTCTGAAGGATGGTGGAGTTAAAACAAAGATCATTAAGCATTATCTTCCTTTGATTAACCAGCAGGTTAACAAATACCTCCAGATGCTAGATTTTTACATAAACTTCACCTTAGATGAAGAGTTCAACGAAAAAATTAAATCACCAATCCACGAAAACTTTTCGTATTCTTCCTTCTCTGAAGGAGAAAAAATGAGAATTGATCTGGCACTTCTTTTCACTTGGAGAGAAGTTGCCAGACTCAAGAACTCGGTCAATACTAATCTATTAATTATGGATGAAGTATTTGATTCTTCATTGGATGGATTTGGTACTGATGAATTCTTAAAGATTATTCGATACATCATTAAGGATGCAAACATCTTTGTGATTTCTCATAAAGCAGATCTTCACGATAAGTTCTTGAATGTCATAAAATTTGACAAAGTAAAAGGATTTAGTCGTATAGTCTAAATACATAAAACACGAGTGATAGTATGCTATCAACACAATATCGCCTTCGTCTTGAATTTATTTGTCAGCGTATTGTAAATGGGGAGGAAGTAAAATTAGAAGACATGATTTGGGCAGATAAACTTGCAAAGGCAAATGGATCTGCAAAAGAAATGTTGAGGCGGGCAAGACGCCAAGCAATGAATCCTGATATGGTTGAGGGTAGTTTGGATGATTTTATGAATAAGATGGATTTAGGGGATCCTGATCCATCAAATCATAGAACAGGATTCCAAAGTGCTGATGAAATTGTTGATTGGTTCAAGCGGGATACTACCGATGACTGGAGACAAAGAGATTGACAATACTGTTTGGTATGATATGATTATCAATCAAACCTTTAAGACCGATGAAAATTCCAAATTGGCAACACCACTCCAAAAAGGAGCAGAAGAGGAAACTAAAACCTCAAGCACTGAGGCAAGCTAAAGCACGAAGAAAATCATTGAAGAAACGCCTCTTAGGGGGGCGTTTTTTAATAAATAAAAATAAAGGGTTCATATAAAATGGATTTTTCAAATCTTAAAAATTTAATGGAAGCATATGCTTCAATGTATAATCTTTCAGAAGATCACTTTAAAGTGGGTGATGAAGTTGTGTGTAAAAAAAGTGGAATGGAAGGTGAGATTGTTAAGCTTGATAAAAAGCATGGTGATGACGATGAAAAGTATTATACTGTCAAGCGTGAAGATGGTAAAACTATGAAGTATGCTCCTAATGAATTGAAACTTGCTGAAAAGGAGGAAGAGGACGAGAAGGAAGACGAAAAGGAAGATGTAAAAGAAGCTAAGAATGGTGGTGCGAGTAAAAAAGTTGAAACAGAATTTCACAAATCATTAGACCAACTGGTACACAGAACTTTCGGTAAAAGAAAAGAAGAGAAGTAGGACACTTTTTAAACTGTCCACTGGGGTGTCTTTATGGCACCCTTTTTTTGTATACTGACTTCAGTTCAAACAAACCACCAATGACTGTTAACCACGAAGTCAAAGGACAACTTGCTCGCCTCCTGGCAACAGAAGACCTCATAGTAGAGCACAAGAAGGTCTCTACGGCATGTTTCAACGTTCACAGCCGTGTACTGACTCTTCCGCTTTGGGAGAGGGCTTCTGGAGCCATATACGACATGCTGGTGGCGCATGAGGTTGGTCATGCATTGTATACTCCAGATGAAAACTGGTTGAAGGAGCATAAGATTCCCCCATCGTTTGTGAACATTGTGGAAGATGTTCGTGTTGAGAAGCTGATGAAGCGTCGTTATGCTGGTTTGTCAAAAACCATGCATTGTGGTTATAAGGAACTTCATGAAGATGATTTCTTCTCCATTGGTGAAGAGGATCATAACGAATATAATCTTGCAGACCGCATTAATCTTCACTACAAGATCGGTTCTTTTCTTGAAGTTAAATTTGCCAATCAAGAGCAACATCTTGTTAAACTGATTGGCGATTGTGAGACTTTTGAAGATGTTCTTGAAGCAGCAGAACTTCTTTATAACTACTGCAAGCAAGAAAAGGTTGATGATATTTCTGCCGAAGATCTGCAAGTTTCTGGTAATCAAGAAGGTCAAGCATCTGATTTTATTGAGATGCCATCTAGTGATGGTAATGAAGGTGAATCAGAAGATACTCAAGAAAGCGATGCTGAATCTGGCGAAGATGATGCTCAGCTTGATGTTCCCAGCTTCTCTGCTGGTGGTCAACACGATAAAGAACCTGAAACTAAAACTGATCGTCAGTTGCAAGATGCTATCGAAGAACTTGCAAATATGGCAGATTGGGCAAATGAGAACATCTATGTGGAATTTCCAACCCTAGATCTTAATAGTGTTATTGCATCAAATGAAGAAGTTCATTCTCTCATCACTAAGTTCTGGAAACAAGAAGAGGTAGATGCTAAACAATATGGTGAAGAATACAAGAAGGCTTTTACTTTTGTTGATCAAGACTATAATAAGTTTAAACAGTCTGCACAGAAGGAAGTCAACTATCTGGTGAAAGAGTTTGAGTGTCGTAAGGCAGCAGATTCTTATGCTCGTGCTACTACTGCTCGCACTGGTGTTCTGGATTGTTCCAGACTGCATACTTACAAGTACAATGAAGATCTGTTCAAGAAAGTCACTACTCTTGCCGATGGTAAGAATCATGGTTTGATTTTTGTTCTGGACTGGTCTGGTTCGATGGATCGAGTTCTTCTTTCTACTATTAAACAGCTTTACAATCTTATCTGGTTCTGCAAGAAAGTTTCTATTCCATTTGATGTTTATGCATTTACTAATGAGTGGAATTGTGTGACCTATGATGATAATGGACGTGCCGTCTTTCCTACTAAGCATCATCCCAAAACCAATGGTCATCTAATGGTTGGTGAAAATTTTTCTATGATGAACTTCTTTACTAGTAAAACCAAGAGTTCTGAACTTGAAATTCAAATGCGTAACATTTATAGGATTGCACATAGCTATTGTAATCGTTACTATTCTCGTAGTTATGGTGTTCCCCACCGTCTTGGTCTTTCTGGAACTCCTTTGAATGAATCCTTGATCGCATTGAATCAGATTATCCCACAGTTTAAAGCTAAGAACAAACTTCAAAAAGTTCATGCTATTGTTCTGACTGATGGTGATGCTTGCAACATGAACTATTACACTGAGTATAATTGGCAAGATGAAACTCGTATTGGTGTCAAATCATTTAGGTCTAGTACTTGCTTTATCCGTGATCGTAAAACTGGAAATGTGTATTCTAAATCGAATGAACTTGATATGAATGCTGGTTTTACTGATATGATTATTCGATATTTGAGGAATCGTAATCCTGAAGTTAGTTTTATTGGTATGCGTATTCTTTCTCCTGGTGAATCTGGAAGTTTTATGCGTCGATATCTGACTAATCCAGATGCACTTTCCAAAGCACTTACAGACTGGAAAAAACAGAAGAGTTTCTCCATGAAAGATTGTGGATATCATACTTACTTCGGTCTTTCTTCAAATGCCTTGTCTACTGAAACAGATTTCGTTGTTTCTGATTGTGCAAGTAAAACCGAAATTCGTAATGCTTTCAAACGTTATTTGAGTGCTAAAAAACTGAACAAAAAAGTGCTAAATGAATTTGTACAACTGATTGCATGAGGGGCTAGTCCCCTCTTTTTTTATAAATAAAAAAAAGCGTTTATAGTAGAGATGAACTTACTAGAGGCATACAATGAGGTATATAATACTCAGGATAATCTCCTAGAGGATTTGATTAATCTTGGATTGGATCTTTTCTTTGATACTGAAGACGAGGCTGTATATTTTGCTGAGCAATTAATTGAAGATGATCTTCTAAGTATTTTTTTTGAAGATCTTGCTGAAGAGTTGGATGTTGATATTTCTGGATTCTTAACCGAAGGAGTTTTAACTGAAAGAGTTGGTAGATCTATTATTAATGCATTAAGTTCAGCTGGAAGAATGAAAGTAGGTCTTCCAAAAGGAGCTGCTCTTTCCAGGACTGGTGATAAAGTTGTAAAAGGAGCTGCTGCATCAACAGCAGTAAGAAGTGCTAGAGCAGCTAGAGTTCCTGCTCCAGCAGCACCAGTTGCTAATAGATATGCACAGGCACTTCAAACAAAGAGAGCTTCTAGAGGTTTACCTGCCGCTGGACAAACAAGTGCTGGTAGCATGAGAGCAGTTACTCAGAGAGGAGTAACTCGTCACAATCAGGCAGTTGGTGCCGCACAACAAAAAGTTTCTCAAGCAGCAACAGTTGCACAAGCATTCATGAAAACCATGAAACATGCTGCTGCTAGAGATAAATTAGCAACTGCTGCTAAAGGAACATCTAGTTCTACTATTAGAGTTGGTCAACCTGGAGCAACTAAACCTAAGGTTGATGTAAAATCCACTACTATGGCGGATCCATATCCAT